AATTGCTGCACCACCATTCTTCACCGGGGCAGTAAAAGCTACCGTTGCTGTTGTAGTCCCAGTTGCAGTAGCAGTCCCAATTGTAGGAGCATCTGGCTTAGTAGTATATGAACCACCAGCCAGCATTAAAAATATACCGCTCATATTTAAGTTAGACCTGACCCTGTAATTAACCAGGTGGTGGAAGTCATCTTTAATGCATTAGCAATACCGTACTGTGCAAGGGATCTACTCCCGGTAGTACCAGTTCCTGCTAAGTACATGGTATCGGTGGTAATCGAAATAGTAACTACCTGAGATGTCATATTAACAAATGCAATTACGGTACCAACAGGATACGGGACATTAGCATTTGAATCTATTGTAAATGTTCTTGCATTAGCATCGCCGGAGGGGTGAAATATATGCTTGCCCTTATCAGCTAATACTGTGGTGTAAGCTGCACTCTGGCTATTCTGGGGTACTTCCATGTACCCGACATTAGCGGTAGCTGCAGGCAGGGTATATGTTTGACTGTCACTAACAGCGGCCAAAGAAATTGTACCAGTAGAAGAAAACGTCTTACCGTTTGTAATAGTTAGGGTCCCGGTACTAGTTGAAACCGTTAGCCCGTTTAAACTAGTCGCTGTAGCTACGCCTAATACTGGGGTGACAAATGTGGGGCTAGTGGAAAATACTAAATTGCCTGTACCTGTTTCATCACTAATTAAAGCAGCTAAATTAGCGCTTGTAGGGCCAGCGGCTAAAAATGTTGCATGCCCGGTACCCAGTCCGCTAACCCCGGTACTAATCGGTAGACTTGTAGCATTTGTTAAAGTTGCATAGGAAGGTGTACCAATGTTAGGTGTAGTTAGTACTGCGCTTATTGAAAATACAACGTTACCTGTGCCAGTCTCATCACCAATCTTTGCTGCGGTAACCTGATCATTGCCTATTTTTGATGTTGTAATAATGCCATCTGTAATTTGATCAGCAGTCATTACGGCTGCTGATGGCATTTGTCCTAAATAAGCCATTTATTGCTCCTGTTAAGTAATTTCAAGAACAGATAAGATAGAATCAACTGAAGTAGCTACAGTAGATTGTACAAATATACTATCTCCTGTTATCATTACAATCTTTTGATCTCCGCCCACCGCAACTAATGATCCCCCAGCAGGTATGGGAGCATTATAAACTACATACGTGTTGTTAGTACCATCAGAATGATAAACATTAGCATTAACAGCCGAGGTTGTTGTGTTTGCAATAGATAAGCCGATTACTGTAGTAGCTGTTGAAGCCCCTACAGTATAAGCACCAACTTTTGTTGGAGTAGTTCCGATACTACGTGAAAGTTTTCTGGTGAATGTATTTGCCATTTTGTTTCCTATTATCCGAGTGCTATTGCTATTGCTGTTACAGCAGCATTTATTTCATTTATTGCTACTACTAAATTACCGGTAGCGGATGTTGTAAGGTTAGATAATATACCAACATTACTATTAATTGTATTGCCCCATGTGTTAAGGGCAGTAAAATTATTATCCACCTGATAGTTAGTAAGCGGTGCCCCGGTAGGTACCCTGAGCGTTAATGTAGCTGACATTTAATTAGACCTTTTTTTGATCGATTTTATGAAATAAGGTTACCAGAAGTTCTTTTATTTCACTTATCTCTTCTCTTAGATTATTTATCTCTTCTTGTGCAGTAGAGCTAGACCTGGATAGTGTTTCTCTAAAGCCTTTTTCCAATTGATATGATTTAAAACTATCCGCGTCATGCATTACTATAGCCTTGCTGTGTGAATCTCTCACCATATCTGGATGACCTTCTACTTTTAGTTTCATATACTTATGCCAGCGCAATTGCTCTTAAATTCTTACATTTAGGTACAGTTGCTGTACTGGTAGATTGTAAAACAATTTTAATTATTACTGAGGAGAACTGTGATAAGCTATCTATTTGACCTGCAACTTCATAAAATTCTCCACCTAAAGAAGTTGGTATTGTTAGTCCTGTAAACTCAACATATTCCTTATCAGCTAATACCGACGTCTCACCTATTAATTTGGTCTTGTAATATACCTTAACCGCTCCAGTACTTGGTTGGCAAATATCTAACCTTAAATTAATTGACGTAGATGGATTAATAAAATCAATTTGTTTGGTGATGTATTTAGAGAGTGATGAGCCCCCAGTCGCAGCTTCTTCAGCAATAAACTTTGTACCGTTTGTTACAGTTACTACATTACCAGCTGCTGCAGTTGTTACTGCTCCGTATACTTTAATATTAGCGCCAGAACCTAAAATATCTAATACTCTGAAGGTGGTATTATTACCTGTAGAAGCACAATTAGCCACTGTTATTGTTGTACCCTTTACAATAGCCGCAGCATTTGCTCTATCAGCAGATGCTGGTATATTAATGGTACCTGTGGTGGTAGTTAAGTTGGTAAAAGAGACCGTTGCAGCTATTGCAATGCTAGCAATATCCACCCCAGTATTAGTAGTTGCATAAGACGGGGTGTTAATTCGATTACCAATTAACACCGTAGAAACCTGCTGCATATCAACCAAGGGCGATAAGTTTTTATTGTCTGAGCTTATCGTAGTTCTAAATGTAAATGGCCTTGCACCACTTAAATTATTAGTTACATTTATATCACTTGGTATAACAGCAGAGGTACTAAGTTCAGTAGCATTATCCTTAGCAATATCTGTAAAACTTGAATTTAACGAATATCCAGTTTGGGTATACTTAATGCTCTTATTGACCTGGGTACCTGCAAATTCCAGATATGAGATTGCTGGGTAAATAGCATCAAACTTAATATCTTGTAATGCCATAACCCCGGTGCCCCCGCCCCTTGTAATTGTAGTTACATTAGAAGCTGCAGGCATAACAATTGTATATGAATTCAAAGCTACATTAGACGCAGTAAAAGAAACGTTTTCAATCGTTGATACGTTAATGCCGTATACATTGCCGCCCAGAGCATTTGCAAAAATATTAGCGCTGGTAGTATTAATACCGGTTATCCTGACAGTTGAACCATTTATTAAGCCATTGTCAGGGTGATATATTCTCAATACAGCACTGGAGGGGAAGAATTCTAAAGGATCCTTATCCAGAGCCTGATATTGATATAGATCACTATCAGTTTCGAAGTCTACAACACCAGTAACATTAGTACTAAATTGAGCTTGGTAAATTTTAAATTTAAGATCTTGTGTTTGATCTGGTGTCCAGGTAGATGCGTTTTGAGATTTAAACAGCACCCCGATAGATGGTTGCTCGGTTATTCTCTTGCCGGTGATAGTGTCATACTCCCCTAACTGGGATACCCATACTTTATAGTTAATTGAATTAGCCAGTAATACAATTGCATACTCACCTGGTTCTAAATAAACAAGCCCGTCAAAAGCAACATTAGTTGCTGTAGCCCCAGTGTCTGATATTGTAATTTCACTGGGTTGTACTAATTTTCTTGAGAAAGGTACCACCGTCTGTGTTGGGGTACCGTTTACCATCTTACGTAATTCAACAGTCATTGGTATTGAACTATCTTTAGCGTAAAAATATAGATCAATACTTGTTAATACTATCGGGCTACCTACAATACTAAAAGATTGAGCTAGCGGATCTGTACCCCCAGTTGTAGCTTCTGTACCAGCAACAGGGCAATAAGCCAATGTCTTACCTGATGTGTCTGATAGTGCTAGAGCAGATATAACATCGGTTCTATAAGCTGCACCTGTAGGTAAAGAAGTACCACCTAATAAAGCAATGGTGGCTTGTGCTGCAACTGCTTTAATTGCATTTTCTTTAGTCCTACTTAACATTTCATATGCAATAGCGCTGCTACTTGTTGGAACCGCAGTAAGTGCTCTATCACCATCATATTCTACCGAGGTACCGCTACCAGCTAGAGTAATAGTATTCTTTATTCTGTTATAAGCATCACATACTGCATCTACTGCAGTTTGACCGCCGGCGGCTCTAATAGTAGCAAGGTAAGCATTAACTGCAGCCCCTGTGCCATCTGCTAGTAAGGTACTGACATCAATTTGACCAGTTGTGTTTACTATTGTATGAGCTGTATCAGTTCCTTGATTACCGCCATTAGCTACCCCGGTATCATATCCAACTATTGCATTTTTAGCTGCAGTAGTTAATGCTGCAGCATCTGTTTTAATACCTGACCAGATATCAAGCTTACCAGCCATCTCCTGGACTGTTTCATTAGTCCCACCTAAAGCAAAATTAAACACCGTAGAAGCAATAGTTGGTACTGCAACAGTTGTAGTATCTACGCTGTTGGTTGCACCTGTACTAGTAGTTGCTGCACTTGTAGCAGGTGACGCGACATTGCGTCTATCAAATACACTCTCAGAAGCTACATATCCATTTCTAGTTGCAATTATTTCATTTCTAATTGTTCTTAATTCACCGGTTGAATTAAATACTGCTTCTGCTGCAGTTTCTCTATCTGCACCATTAGTTGGGGAATCAGTTAATCTAAAAACTTTTGATCCGGTAGCCAGGTTCAATAAAGATGCATTATAAGCAAAACTTCCAGATACAGCACCATTTGTATCTGTGATTATGTTTCCAAGATTCGATACCCGGCCTGAGAGATCACCATACCCTGTTGTTGTAAAAGCCCCTGTACAGAGATCAGTAACTCTTATATCATCAAAGTAAGCTTGTAGTTTAGTATTCGGTTTTAATCCGCTACCAGAAAAAGTAATATTAACCGGTCTCATCTTTGGTATAATAACTTTATTAACCACGATATCGTTTGTGGTTGTGGTATCAAATCTTTCTACAACTGAATATGTTGTACCAGTTCTTTCTTCCGTACGCTGAGTACCATACCAGGCTGATTCCCAAGAATTCCAGACTGTACCATATGTCCCTTTAGCCTGCGAACTTGCAGTTAAGGTACTATAATTACCTTCGGTATCTACATGTACGTCTGGTAATCTTGCAGTATCAAACCAATTGTCTGAAGGAGGATTTAATTCTATTGTACCAATAAAGCTAAGAACACTGAATGGGTTTATATTTTCAACCCGTGTAGTCCCCAGGCTTTGTGCAAATACATTGCTTGTATAAGGCAGAGATGCTATGTTACCTGTTAATACATAATTGTTAGCAGCTCGTTGTGCAGTGGATGTTGCAATGGAATAGAGCGGTTGATTTTGTTGAGTAAATACTGGTCTGACTTCACCCTTGTTAAAATCCATCGATATGCTATAATCAGAATCTAAGCTGTTACCAATCGTGTGCCCAGTAAAGTTATCTACAACAAAACCATTTTTAAATCTATTAAACCCTAAACTATCTTTAATTTGATAGAGCGAAGTATCTTTCTCTAATAGTGAAAGAGTTGTGTAATATTCTAAGTTCTTAACTCTATTTTCAATTCTGCCTATATCGCGCATGGTAAAGCGCTTGTTATCAATAAAGGTAACATCGATATCGGTCTTAACATCGAAAACATATGGCTTTTGCTTAATTACATACAGAGCCATAGAATTTTGCGGCGTAGGTGGCTCAGCAGGAGTTGCTGAACTAATACCTTCCACCACAGAAATTGTACCAGTTGAATCAATAATTAACTTATCGGTCCTAGGGATATAATAAGAATAATCTGTAATTAAATCTACAGACTGTACTATAAATTCTGAAGGATTTGTAAATGTATCTGAGGCAATAATTGGTCTAAAATCTAAACAATCTCTCAATTGGTAAATCTTTGTACCATCAGTAAAAGATGGTATATTGTCGTAACCAATCGCTGCAGTATACGAATCTGCCGAACAGTAATCCCCTGCAGAATGAGTAAAATAATCAAATGATATTCTAATAGGACCGGTGGCTATTGGCTGGCCAGTTTTAAGTATTACATTGCCAATATCGTAATGAGTTTTTCTTTGCCCGTTATTTACTGTATATCGTGCTGTGATATCACTGGAATTAGTAGCCAGGTAAGCTGTACCAAACGCATTAGCAGACATTCTAATGTTAGATACACTATAAATGTCAGCATAACCTAGAGAGAGAACTGTAGCTTGTGCTGCTGCAGCTGTGGTAAAATCAACTGTTGTAGACGTTTTAGTTTTAACTTTCTTATCTGCAGCTGAATTAGTTTTTTGTACTGTGGTAATAAGTCTAACATCATGAGCTCCTCCAGAAACTCCAGGAACTGCTAGAGTTAGTGTCTTACCGGTCGGAGAACCTGAACGTGTTACATTACCTGAAACCAGAGTAAGATATTGGTTGCCAGTTATATCGTATACAATATAATTACTAGTTGAAAATGCTGCAAATGTTTCATCTGTACCAGCAGTAAGAGTAATCGAATTAGCGCTTAATGTTCTATCGTAAACTCTTCTGGTGTTGTAGGTTGTCTCGAGATTAGTAGGGTCAACAGAACGAATAGTAGAATAAGGTAATTCTGAAATATAGTCAGCTTTATCTGTTAATAGGATATTTGCCGTATGTACTGAAGCTGCAATACCTGATAAATTACCGACAATAGTTACATTAGCTGTAGCTGTATAATCACTAGCAACACTAAGTATAGAAATTATGTTACCGTTAATAGTTATAACACTGTTAGCTGCTAATTCAGAAGTAAATCTTGTACCAACCCCAGTAATAGTAGCAGAAGCATTGGTAGTAGATACCGTACCGGTTAAAGCGACAAGCGTTGGAGAAATGTTAGCAGTAAAATCTGTAATTGTTGCATTATCATAATACAACTGCTTAACATTCTTTTCAAACGTAAACCCAGGGGTCATTTGTATGTCAAACAGAAATGCCTGGTATATTGCAGTTGAACCACTACCTGAATAATACTCTAAAGAACGAATACGAGCTGTACCAACAGCTATACCAGATGCAGCAGCACTTGTACCAGTATACTTATTATAAAGACTTATTCTTGGTAAAATTGCAAGATCTGGTATAGAAGCAATACCAGTAATAAAAATATAGTTACCTACCTGGGTAGAAATTGTACCGTTATTAACTAATACATAATCTCTTGCTTTAGTTGCTTCAATATATTGAGATTTTATATTTTCAATCTCATACCCCATTACATAAGCTTTACCCGGTTTTATAATATTAACATACAGGCTGGAATTACCTCCAAATGCTGTATCATATAAACCATCTCGAATACTAGTATTACTAGTTCTAAGATGCTCAATAACTTCTAAGCCATACGGCCTAACAGTGTAATTGCCTGATTCATCAAAGGTTCTTTTAGCTAATGTATCATTTAAAATATTATAATCCGGGGTATTCTTCTGAAGAATAACTACTCCGTTTTCAATAACAGCTAATTCAATGTAGTTATCTGTATCAGTATCTGCAGCAGGAATATCTCTAATAGATAAATCTAATGCTAGTTTATACCTATCAGCGCCTGGTGCAAAATAATTATAAGTACCTACTGCTTGATCTAATATAGAGGAATCATCATCGCTAGTAACTACTGATTCAGTAATTGTAAATCCAACTGACTTAGAGGGTGTACTTGTATATTTGGAAACAATGTATGTTTGATCATCAAAATATGCAAACACACCATTAGTAAAAATAACACCAGCTTTAACAGAATAAGCAGTACCGGTTCCTGTAGCAGCCGAAGAATATGCTTGTAATGTTATTGACCCAGTACTATTTGTAAATACTTCACCATCAGCAAAAGTTGCAGTTTGATTATTCGTACCTGAATTTGTATATTTTACATAAATGGTAGGTTGATCGGTAACAGTAGCCACAGTGTAGTTTACAACTATTGCCTTAATACCTGTTGTCTGCCCAGTAATAACAGTCCCAACTAAATCTGCTATTTTACTATCAGCAGTAATTGAATTATAGGAGGTAGCAAGTTTTACGTATTTGTAAACAGGATCAAAATGTTGCTGCCCTGGGATAACAATGGAGCCTTCTTTAAATATATTCTGTCCAAATCTTTGGACCTGATTTTGCAAAGAAGTTTGCAGCTGAGTAAGCTCACGCGCTTGAACTGCACGACCGGGGCGAAATAAGATTCGATAAAACTGCTTACCTTCATCATAATTATCGTAGTAAGGAGCAGAGGAATATATTTTCATTTTTATAACTTAATTACTGTTCTTAGTTTTACAAGTTGTTCATCGCTGTAGCTTACAGAAGTTCTATTATCAATGTAAAGAAGATCGCCGCTAAACTTATTTATAGTGGGGTATTTATTTACAGATGTTACCGCAAAATTACTATTTGTTAATGGTTCATTTAGTACATCCCCTACAACTAATACATGACTATTTTTACTGTTAATTAATATCTGATTTGTAGATGACACAACATCTACTATCTCAAACTTTATTGATGAATCAGTAGAATAATTTAATAATGTATCTGCAGCTAAAATACTAATGTTTGCTACAGTAATAAGAAAACATGAACTACCAATTACATTAGCAAATATTTTAGAATTAGCATACTGCTTTACGTCTTTAATAATACCAAATTGTCTATAATCATTAAGTATTGCTACACCTTGATTAGCTTCATCATTAATAGTTGTATACAGCATAATTGTATCAGCATGCAACTCCTTTACGGGATTAAATCCGTGACCATTAATAGGAGATATAATTGCTGAAACGTTTGCCCCTTCACTGCCTGCAGGACCAGTTATTATAACATTTGCATAATGGTACCCAGATCCCGGGTTAACAACAGAAATATAATCTATTCTATTATTTAGAACTATAACATTACCTATAAAACCTGTTCCGTCTCCGGTTACAGATATAGTCGCGTTACTATAATTATTTCCCACATTATAAACTCTAAAAGCATACAAGGCTCCATCAATTGCTGATAATTCAACCGTACTCTGTTGCGTATCTAAATCTCCAGTAGAAAAATCCACATGGGCATTAGCTGATGTCCCGTCCCCTACAATTGTAAGATCCAAATAAGTATACCCGCTACCTCTAGATTCAATAATTATATCCTCAACCTGACCAGCAGCATTAACAAAAGGTGTCAGTGCTGCCCCAGTACCGTCTCCTATTAATGAGATAAAAGTTTGATTATTTGTGCCGTAATTTGTACCAGGGTCCTCAATTAAAACTTTGGCTATTTGATTATTGTATATAATCGGAGTTAAAACTGCAGTGCTTGTAAAAGAGATATTAGCACGAGCATTAATAGTAGGCTGAGACACACCGGTAGTTGCAATTGTAAGTACTGTATTGGCAATTACATTAGTGTTATACCCGCTACCTTTATTAGTAATAACAGCACCGGTAAAATAGGTATTGTTAAAGTTTAACGTTACTTTAGCATTAGATGTTGGCTGGGAAGCGCCTGTAGTAGATACTGTACCTGTCGTATTTGCAATTGCCGCAGTACTATATGAAGCACCCACATTAGATACCAATACATTACTTAGTCCCTTGTAATAGCTGGTACCAAGCCCCCTGGTGTCATTTATTACAATAGATGCATTACTATAGTTGTTACCAGCGCTGTCAATTACAATATTTAAAAATTGACCCGTCTCATTAAATACTGGTCGTATATTAGCTATAGCATTTCCTGCACGGCCAATAAACGTACCATTAACGGTTAACGTTGTTGAGGCATTACCTAGATATCCTGACCCTGCATTATCAATTATTACTGTTTCAACTTCTCCACCAGAATAGAATTGATTATGAATTGATTTTTGTACAGGTAAGAAATCAATTGTTAAAAATCGATTTCTTAAGGAAAGCGGTATGGTATAAAGGTACTGCCAAATATAACCATCGGCATATGTATCCGGTGTATAATTTGTGCCTACTGGTTTAATTGTAGATGCAATACCGTTATAATTGTAGATACACTTGTAAACATTAAACTCAGTTGTTAAGACATAAAAGTTTGCTGTTTTAATACTCGTAGCACCAGAACTTGCTGGATAATCTACGCTATACTGTCCATCATACTGATCATATACAATACCTGATTTCCAGTCTCGTCTTGGTACCACTAAGGAAACATCGGTGGGCTGTACTTTCTTTATACTTAAGATACTATTACGGGTGTCATACTCATAACTATCCGTAGAACCAGGAGTATCCGGGTTCGTCTCATCGGCCCATTCAAGAATTCTACCAACAAAGTAATAATATATAGATCTTCCCGATAGGATATCCTCATACACCGTCTCCACAAGCGAGTTGTGGAAGGTATCTTTTAGTAAAAATGACATATTACGATACGCTTACAACCCAAGTAATAACGATGACGTCACCAGCTGCCTTGTTAACAGCAGAAAATACTGTACGACAAAGCATAGAGCCAACACCTGGGTACCCGTTAAATATACCAGCTTCCGTAATTGCACCTGTACCAGTACCAGCTGGGAATGTTGCAACATATGTAATGGTATTTGTAGAGGCGGTAGTTGAATCTAGAGCAACATTGCCAGCAGCAATTGCAGTACCCAGTGATGTATCAGCAATAGTTGCTGCAGCTACACCCGTACCAACACCCATGCGGCTCATTATAGGGGTTGTATTACTTGCTAGTCTAGAGGCAATAACAGTCTTACCAGCAGTGACTACCAGATTGTCTATATGTCTTTCATCTTTTCTGTCACCAAATTGATCTAAATGTATAATATTAACTTTACCTTTTAGGGTAATTGATTCGGTTATCATGTGCTCTCCTTTGAAAAAAAGTTCTGTGTTATATTTATCGTTTTGTCATGCAGGGACATTGCTTATTATTTTAATTACGCTGGGATAAAAGTAATCGGAACCCCTACATACACTTCACTGAAATATTGCTCTGCATCGTAATTTAACAAAACTCCAGAAATTACTTCCGTAATAGTAGCAATTTCTGTTAGCGCTTGTGCCATATTAAACGTACTAGCTTCTATTATAGTTGCATTGTCGGTTAGCGCTTGTGCCATATTAAACGTACTAGCTTCTATTATAGCTGTATCGTCGGTTAATGGTTTTTGTACATTAATTGCAGCAGATTCTATTATAGTTGCAATTTCTGTTAGCGCTTGTGCCATATTAAACGTACTAGCTTCTAATATACTTATATTATCGGTTAAATTATCAGCATCATAAATTGTTTTGCTTTCTGTAATAGTAACGTCGTCGATTATACCCTTAGTTAAAAAAAAAGTAATGGTGTCTTGAACATCTACACTATCAGTAAAGTTCTTTCTAAAAGATAAAGTGATACTATCTAGTATTTCTGGATCTTGATCTACCAGTATACTGTCTGTCCAGGTAATTCCATTATCTATAATCTTTATTTTATCATTTAATTCAGTAAATATATTAGATCTTGTAATAACGCTTACGTTTGCTACAGCGTTAATGGTATTAGTAAGAACTCGATTATTAAAGAGTCTTTGCCCGGCGGGGTGTATAAGTTTAGTAACAATATCATAAAAACTTGAAAGCTCTAATGTTGATTCCGTCCGATAGGCAAACGGCTGGTATTGTTTTTCATCCTGTAATCTTATTATATCATCCGACAGAAATCCTTTATTAGATATATAACCACCTGGGTATCTTGCAATAACTCCAATTGTTAAGTCGATAGTGGCTAAAGTCGGGTCTACTACACCTTCAGTAATACCAGGGGATACATTCACTACAGTTGTTGTGCTTGATAGGGTATTAGCAGTGTAACTTAAAGGGGTATCACTGTTGTAATCTGTATCAAAATACCGATTAGCATCGCCGCCCCCGTAACTACCTAATATTGAAATTGTATCTACAAATCCTAGAGTTCTCGATCTCTTAGCTGCAATGTAAGAAGCAACACTGCTGGTAGGATCCAATACCACTGATAGATTTTTAGTATAATTATAACCATAACTTAAAAATCTTAACTTTGTAATTCCCCCGGTAGCGTTTACGCTAAGTACTTGCAGCTGTGTACCAACAGCATCTGATATATTAATATTAAATATTTGAGCTACTCTAAATCCACTACCGGTAGCTTTTATTTCGAGCCCTACCGTTGTACTTGAAACAGTCCCTGTAAATATTACCGCTGTGTTATTACTGACCGTAACAGTGTCGCCTATTACATATGGTGCAAGCTCTTTAGGTTCTAGTACTAATTCATAAAAATTAATAGCAAGAAACTTAGTACTAATAATTGAGGTGCGATATACAAGACCGTTTTGTGTAAGATCTAGATAACGATCGCTTATATCGCTTACGCTGCCAGAGACTAAGGCAACTCTAATTGTGGTCTTTTGATACCATTCACCTCCGGAAGCAACTAAAACATTTTCATAAGGGTATGTAACTTCAACCGGCTCATTGTATAATAACTGAAATAAAAGTTTAAATGATACTTCACTACCTTTAGACTCATATAGGTCTCTTATTCTTTTTACTAATAAGCCTTTATTAGCTAGTACCCCAGCTGGAATATCTTGAGCATATGTAGATAAAAAATAACTTATAAAGGCATCTGTGGTAGTATCGACATCATTATAAGATCTTGCATTTTGAACAATCTCTAAAGCACCCTGATCCTGCTCTAAAAATTTATAGTATGCTTCTATAAATGTAACGAAAGTAGTATAATCTGAACGAATAAACTCCGGTAGCTGGCTATTAACCAGCGTGGAAATTTTCTCTTTTATTCTCGTCGTTGGCATTGCTTATACTATTGCTGTCATATTAACTACTGTACCTGCTGTTAGCCCTCCAACAGCATTAAGTGTACTATCATCAATAACCAGTATTTCATTTTTTGATACACTTAAATTTTTACCGTTGTCTTGTATTCCGCATGTAATACTAATTTCAACAATGTTAGTTGGAAACCCAGTCGGGGTAATTCCTAATATATCAACTATTCCATTGGCATAATCTACAGTACCAATATTAGCATTAACTACTGCGCCGGTTACAGTATTTACTAATCTCAATGTACCAAAACCACTTAAGTTTGCAGGCGCATCGTTAGGTAAATCTACAATTTTTACCAGGGTGCTGGTATTGTTATATACAATATAAAAATAACTAGAAGTTAATTGCCCGGGCTGTATGGCATTTCTAAATTTAATAGCAGTCTGAGAAGAAAATACATTAGAGGTACTTAATATAACAACAAGCCTTCTTTGTATTTTTTCTACTAGGTTGACGCTAATTATAGCAGTACTTGCGGCTTTAATTAACCCCATTAGTTTTGACTTGTTATAGCTCTTATTAAACTTTTGTAAGTCAGTAGAAAAATAACTTGTAATAGCTGCACTAACTAAAGACTTTACTCCATCAGAAGATAGTGTTGTATAGGTAGAATTATAACTAACATTAGTAGTTAAATTAACATAAAAATAATCTGGATCAACAAACAATGGTTGAATAGCTAATACCTTCTTGCTTGTTAATGTATCTGCAATAATTGAATCTTTAGTAGCCTGAGAAATAGAAAACCCGTTAAATGGCTTTAAGGATATAAGAACCTTACCGTAGATAGGAGGATCATTTTCTTCCCCACCCCATACCGCAATAGACTCAAAGCTTGTATATTGAGAGGTAATTAAAGCTTCATAATCAGCTGCTGTTACTAATCTATTACTGGCTGCGTTCACTTTTGGTGCATTAAATTTAATTGAGGTGATAGTTTCTTTGTCAGCACCACCAGTAGATTTGGTATTGACTGTAATTCCAATGTTTGAGGATCCACCAATTGTACTAGATGCAGCAAACGATTGTGCAATCTTACTAGAAATATTAGCTGTTGTTCCGTTAGTTGCAACAAATTGAACTGTTATAATATTGCCAGCAGTTAGCTGCTTGCCAATAATACCATCACCAAAATAAATCTGATAATTACCCTGGGTATTTTCTTCTAGGAAGTATACCGTAGAACTACTATCCAGTCCAGTTATATCTGTAGCTAAAGTATATGTAGTGTCAGTGGTATCTGTTGCTGATGTTTGAACAATAACTAACAGGGTGGTAGTGTCAATTGTACTACTCTGTATCTCATACTTCTGAGCAGGTCCAGTAGCGCTTACTGCAAAACTATACTGCTGTAGGGTACC